CGAAGCGATTACGAGACAGGTTATCTGTGTAGTAACGCTTCGCCCGCCATTCCTTCTGACCTTCCGTCAGGTGATCGTGAGAGAGCGATCGTCGAGTGCCTCAACAAGATTGCCGATCAAAAGGCGAATCTTGGTGAGGGTCTCGCGACGCTAGGCCAGACTATCCGCATGCTGCGGAATCCCTGCCAATCATTACTCGACGGTATTCTGAGCGCAAAGCGTGATCGATCGCTGAAGCCTTATATGTATAAGTCTTTCCGCGATATGATCAAGCAAGGCGTCGATAAGACGCTTGCAAACAGGTACCTCGAATATGTGTACGGCTGGGCCCCGCTCATGTCGGACATTTATGGCCTCGTCGAGCTTGCGAAGAAGCAATCGCAGGGCCCTCTTGTTGTTCACGCAAAATCGACATTTAACACTACTAAGTTCAAAGGCCAAGGCCAATGGACTTATCTTAGTGATACAATGCATCGAGTTGCGTCGTCCAACCAAGAGCGCCGTGTCGCTTGTTCGATCTGGGCCTCCGTCAACCCGAATTACTCGGGTGGGCGAGCGCTCAATCAGCTCGGCCTCTTAAATCCAGTTTCGCTCGCGTGGGAACTTGTGCCTTGGAGTTTCGTGATCGATTGGTTCGTACCAATCGGCCCCGTTCTCAATGCACTTACCGCGCCTGCGGGCCTGGACTTCATCACAGGCTACGTTTCCAATCGTGTCTCCTCCACTGATATCTTTGATTATCAAACGTGGAGTCTTGGGGAAATGCCGTTTACGGCTATTACCCAAACCTCTCCGTGTAACCCAAGGGTTACACACGAGCGGTACGATCGTGAAGCGCTCGGTGGTTGGCCGCAACCGCGGCTTTACCTCCAGCCTGATCCGTTCAAAGGTGACCATTTTCTGAAGGCTCTTGCCCTCGGAATTTCGAACCTTAAACGGTAATGGGAATTGTGTACGCTGGTAACAGCATCATCTTCGTATAAAGGAAGACAACGTGTCTGCACGCACCAATCTGGTCATTAATGACCGAGCCGCAACTCCCGTTGCGCACACCTACTCGCCGGATGGGGATGACCTCAACGGCGTGCACGTCTTCAGCGAGAAGACGACCGTTCCTGCCGGAAACCCGCGGTTCACCGCGAGTCTCCGTAAGAGCGGAGGTAAGTACCGTGGCGCTCTGCGCCTCGCTGTGCCCGTCGTTCAGACCCAAACGATTAACGGGGTTTCCACCCCGGTGGTCGTCCGTACCGCCTTTATCGAGGTCAACACGACCTTCGATGCCCTCTCCTCGGAGCAGGAACGTGCGGATACGGTGGGTCTCATGGCTAACGCCATGGCTGCGTCTCAGACGCAGATGAATGACATGCTGGTGAAGCTCTCGGACATCTACTAAGATGCGCGCGTCTCACGGCAGCGTGATGATCTTCTCGATCATTATTCTGACCATGTGTATAGGAGTGATCCTGTACATGTTTACGCTAAGCAGTCCGGAAAGGACCACTGAATGCAAAAGCATCGAGCGCACCTTGGTAAGCGACGGTGGCAGAACGCCAATCGTCGTCTATCCGAATCAGCCGTTGACCAGCTTGTCTCCCTCGGATCGAGGGTCGCCGGGCTCAATGATGACTTCGTTTGCCAATACCTGAATGATGAGTACTTATCCAAGTTTCTGGATGAGTCCTCTTGCGACGCGGCTACTCGCCGCAGCGCCGCCATATCAAAATGGCTCGAACAGGAATTGGTTAACAAAGAGACTAACCGCCGATTAGCGGTTATCGATGAAGGTTTTAATGTCCTTCCTCGCGTCTCCTGGAAGTCATTCATGAGGTTCACTCGTAGCCTTATCCAGAATGTACTTGGCCCTCTTCGCGATTCTATCGTGGTTGGGGACTTCTCTTCTGGAGCGAGCACGAGTCGCAGACGTACTGAGGCGTCACGCCCCAATAAGTTTGCGCCGAAGGCTGATTTAACAAGCGAAGTGTGGCAATACCTCCCGATTATTGATCGTGAGGCTCCACTCTTCGGACAGTATAGTCTCTTCACCGATCTTAGATCGGTGGAAGGGGCTATTCTGTTTACCGTTCCGAAGAAATCGGATATTGATCGCTGTGCTTGTAAAGAGCCAGACATCAATATGTTCCTGCAGAAAGGCGTTGGGGCTCACATTCGTAAGCGCCTCCGCCGTTTCGGTATCGATCTTAACGACCAATCCCGGAATCGAGAACTCGCTCGTGAGGGTTCCCTCTTGGGGACTCTCGCGACGCTTGATCTCTCGTCTGCTTCGGACTCGATCACAATCGAGACCGTCCGTCAGTTGCTTCCTTCTGAATGGTTCCTGTATCTTAACGATATCAGGAGTCAGGCAGTCAGCATCGACGGGGAACTTCACCGAACCGAGATGTTCTCCTCGATGGGGAATGGCTTTACATTCGAGCTCGAAAGTTTGATCTTTTGGGCCCTTATGCGTGCCACGTCCTACTTCGAGGGCATCCCGGGCGTCATATCCGTCTATGGTGATGACATCATAATTCCAAGTACCCTTTTCCCTATGGGAAGTTGGGTGCTTAGGTTGTTCGGCTTCTCTGTAAATCCAAAGAAGTCGTTCCACGAGGGTCCCTTTAGGGAGTCTTGTGGCGGTCATTACTATAACGGAATCGACGTCACCCCTTTCTATCTTAAACGGAAACCCACGCACCTGACTGACCTCATTCGTGTCGTCAATCAGTTTCGTAGGTGGGTCTTTGCCGACCCGTTCCGGCGCTACGAGTTGCCAGCCACGTATAATATGTGGCTCCAATTGGCTTCACTCGTACCTAAAGATCTTTGGGGTGGTGATGACTACGCGTTAGACACCCAACTCGTTGCCCCGGTGTCGCCCATATCACGCTTAGTTCGCGTGACGGGTGATGCGAAGGTCTCTGAGGTTGGTCGCTATATCGCGTGGCATCACTCAAATCGGAACAGGATGCTCACTTTACCTAGTGAGTCCTTCCCTTCACTCATCACGGAAACGCGATGTAGGAAGAGGAGGGTCGTCCTGAACGGTACAACGTTACGTCGAGAGTTCTTCGTAGAAGAGCTCTAGGGCGTTTTCGTCCGCGTTAGCGGGGGTTGATTGGTCCCGATCGTCC